ATATTGATAAGAACTTCCTGCGTACTGATCCACTTCAAGAATTGGCAGTCATTGAAAAACTGCTAACGCTTAACCTGATTACCCCAGAGCAAGCGATGGAAATGACTGATCTAACACCTAACGGAAATAATGGTCTAGTATGAATCAAGTAATTACCTTCTCAGCTGATCTCACAGCAGACTCAGCAAATCGAACAGTATCAGGCAAGATTGTGCCACTCAATGTTGAAGCAGGATCAACCAACATGGGCAAAGTTATCTTTGAGTCAGGATCAATCGCTATCGAAGATCCTAAGTCCATCAAACTTCTAAGTCAGCATGACAATAAGAAACCTTTAGGTCGCATGGTCTCATTTAGCGAGTCAGAAAATTCTATCGATGCTGTATTTTCTATCAGTCGCTCACAGCGCGGCACAGAGGCTCTGATCCTTGCAGAAGAAGGATTGCAAAGCGGTCTGTCAATCGGGGCGGAAGTCCTAAAGTCAAAGATCAAGGATGGCGTGACATATGTATCCGCTGCTCGCTTGGTCGAAGTAAGTTTAGTAACGGAGCCAGCATTCAAGTCTGCTCAGGTTACTGATATTGCGGCAGAAGAATCTGTCGTAGAAGAAACAATCCAACCAACAGAAAGCGAGACAGCCACCGTGGAAGAAACCACTCCAGCAGTCGAAGCAACACCAGTTGAAGCACCAGCGGTTGAAGCTGCTCGCCCAACTGTATCAGCAGCATATTACACAAAGCCACGCATTGAATTGACAGCGGCTAAGTATGCTGAAAACTCAATCCGCGCAGCTCTAGGTGATGAGTCAGCTCGTCAATACCTACTAGCAGCAGATAACACAACAGACAACGCAGGACTTGTTCCAACACGTCAGTTGTCAGAAGTTATTAATCCACTCGGTACAACTATTCGCCCATCAATCGAAGCAATCTCACGCGGAGTGCTTCCAGATGCAGGTATGACTTTTGAGATCCCAAAGATCACAGTAATGCCAACAGTTGCAGAGACAAACGAAGATGCAGCATTTAACGAGACAGATCAGAACTCAGCGTTCTTGTCAGTATCAGTTAAGAAGTATGCAGGACAGCAAACATTCTCTGTTGAATTGCTAGATCGTACATCTCCAGCATTCTTTGATGAGTTAGTACGCAACATGGCAGCAGCTTATGCAAAGGCAACAGATGCAGCAGTAAATGCAGCATTGATCGCTGGAGCAACAGCAGATGCAACAACTACAACAACATACCCAACAGCAGCAGAGTTGCTAGGGATTGTTGCTCGCGGTTCAGCATCTGTCTACAACGCAACACTAGGTCTTGCAAACCCATTTGCTCGCAACATGATTGTGAATACTAGCCAATGGAGCAACATCATGACTTTGGCGGATAACGGCCGTCCAATTTACAACGCATCACAGCCAATGAACGCTGGCGGTGTTGCAACACCTACATCACTTCAAGGCAACGTTGCAGGTCTCAACTTGTTCGTTACACCAAACACAGCAGCTGGAACGGACACAGATGGATCAATCCTTATTGTGAATCCAGATGCTTACACATGGTACGAGTCACCAACATACCGCCTACGCGCAGAATCAACTGCGTCAGGTTCAGTAACAATCGGCTACTACGGCTTTGGAGCAATCGCTACTAAGGTCGGAGCAGGCGCATTTAAGAACAACAAGGCGTAACAAACTCACTAAGTCGCTCTGGGGAGTAGTAGCCCTCTACTCCCCAGAGTCTTTAGAAAGGACATCATGGCACTTACAACAGTCGCAGAGCTACGCTCTACTCTTGGTGTTGGCACTTTGTATAGCGACAGCGTACTTCAAGAAGTATGCGATGCTACGGATGCCGTCCTTTTGCCTATGTTATGGGCTCCAAAATGGTTTACAGTTGCACATGAAAACACAGTAGGTTCAGGTACTTTATATTTTAATGACAATGTTCGCGAGACTTTCTATGTAGGTCAAAGCGTAACTATTGCCAATTCAGGCAGCCTATACAATGGCACTAAGACAATCACAGCCGTTAATGGTTTTTCAATCACCGTCACAACTACTCACACGACTGCTCAGGGTTATCATCCTATTTATCCTTATGGATCAGTATCGACCACGACTTACACAGACTGGACTACCGATATGGCAATCCAGCAAGCAGCTCTCATGATATCTGTCGAGATCTGGCAAGCGCGTACTGCAACCCTTTCAGGTAGTAACGCTGTCGATTTCCAGCCAAGCCCTTACCGAATGAGCGCACAGCTTCTCGCTAAGGTGCGAGGATTGATCGCTCACGCACTTGATCCGCGTTCGATGGTGGGATAATGCCCGTTGCCGTCACTACTCTTAGAACCACATTAGCCACCGCTCTAGTCGATAACGCTAAGTGGCAAACCTTTGCCTTTCCACCTGCGACAGTTCTTGCTAACTCTGTCATTGTGTCACCGGACGATCCGTATTTGACACCAAGCAACAATCAGCACATCACTATCAGCCCAATGGCTAACTTTAAGGTTATTATGACTGTGCCATTGTTTGACAATGAAGGAAATCTTAACGGCATTGAAGATACTGTTTGTAGCGTGTTCGCAAAGCTCGCAGCATCATCTTTGACCTATAATGTAAGTGCGATAAGCGCACCAAGTATTCTCAATGCTGCATCAGGCGATCTGCTCAGCTGCGAGATGTCCGTATCAATCCTTACGAGTTGGAGCTAAAATGTCCGAGTGGGAAAAAGAGAACGAAGCCTTCCTGATCAAGATCGGGCAGGTAGCACCATCATCAACAAAGCCAGTAACTACTAAGAAGGACGAGGAATAATCTCATGGCTGTATTTCTAAATAACAATGTAGGTGTGAAGATTAACTCAGTCGATCTTTCAGACCATGTAACAGCAGTAACAATTAACCGCGTATTTGATGAGCTAGAAGTAACCGCTATGGGTGACTCATCTCACAAGTTCGTTAAGGGCTTGGAAGCATCATCAGTAACAATCGATTTCCTAAACGACACAGCATCAGCAAATGTTCTTGCAACATTGCAAGCTGCATGGGGAACAACTGTTACAGCAGTATTCTTACAAACAAAGGGAACAGCAGTCTCAGCGACTAACCCTCTGTACACAGTTTCATTGCTAGTCAATAACACAACAGACATCAATGGTGCTGTTGGAGATATTGGCACACAATCAATCACATTTACTGCTAACTCAACAATCGCAGTATCATCTACAGGTACATTCTAAAAAACTAACAAAGGGGCAAACTCATGGCAAAACTAAAGATCGTTCGTAATGATGGAAGCGTATTGGAAGGCGAGATCACTCCAGCCGTGGAGTACTCGTTCGAGCAGTACGCAAAAAAGGGCTTCCATAAGGCGTTCCGCGATGAAGAAAAGCAGAGCGATGTCTATTGGTTAGCATGGGAAGTAACACGCAGATCAGGTGAATCTGTTAAGCCTTTCGGTATGGATTTCATCGAAACACTTAAAAGTGTTGAGGTGCTTGATTCAGACCCTTTAGCTTAAAGCGCGATCTTCCGTTCACCTACCTTATCGCTAGGCTAAGCATAAGGTTAGGGATCGCGCCTCAACATTTATTAGAGTTAGACAAAGTAATGCTTGAAGCATTACTACAAGGTCTTAAAGATGAAGCAAAGGAGTCACAAGATGCCAGTCGAGTTCGCAGGCGTTAATGAGCTCCGTAAAGCCTTAAAGGATTATGCTCCAGATTTAGATAAAGCTCTAAAAAAAGAATTGACATCATTAGCAAAGCCTATAGTCAATAAGGCTAGAGGTTACGCTCCAGCACTTCCGCCTTTAAGTAATTGGGGTCGTGAAGGCGGTCGTTTCCCTTCTTACAATGGTGCATTAGTTAAACGCGGTATTCGGTTTAGCACATCAAAATCAAAAAAGAATACCCGAGGTTTTTCTTCAAGCGTTCGTATTGTGAACGCAACTGCCGCAGGTGCTATCTATGAAACAGCAGGTCGTAAGAGTCCATTTGGTCAGCCATGGGTAGGCCCTAAAGGCCCAGCAGGTAAAAAGTATTCGCATTCTATTAACAAATATGCAGGTCGTGACTTTATTGCTGCTATGGATGGCGAGATGAAAGGCAGGGGCGAGGATAAAGGTCGTCTGATCTATCGCGCTTGGGCAGAAGACGAAGGCAAAACTCAGGATGCCATGATTAAAGCAATCCTCAAAACCAATGCTTTGTTTCAGTCTAAGACGGGCGGAGCAATTACACGCGGTGTTAGGAAGGTTGCATAATGGCTACACAGTCAAATATCGACATTAAGATTATTGCTGAGTTCTTAGGCAAGAATGCATTTAAGCAAGCAGACACAGCGGCTACAAAACTTAACAACACAGTCAAGTCTCTAGGTCAATCTTTCGGTATTGCTTTTGGTGGCGCGGCTTTAGGCTATGCGATTAAGACCACGATTAGAGATTTTGCAGATGCACAACGAGAAACGCAACAACTTACTAACACAGTCAAAAATCTAGGTCTAGCCTTTGCAGCTCCGGAAGTCGATGCTTATGTGCAAAAAATTGGCGCACTTTATGGTGTGACAGGCGATCAGGCTGTTCCAGCAATGCAGGCATTATTAACTGCAACTGGTTCAGTAGCTCGATCAACCAAGATTATGAATGTTGCGCTTGACCTAGCAGCAGCTCGTAATGCCGATGTAGCATCGGTGGCTAATGATCTTGCTAATGCTTATGTGGGAAACACACGGGGATTAAATCAATACAGATTGGGCTTGACAAAAGCTGAATTGGCGGCGATGTCATTCGATGAGATTTTAGAGACAATCGCAAGCCAGACATTAGGATCAGCCGATGAAGCTGCAAAGACTCTTAGCGGACAACTGGCTATTCTTGCAGAAGTAAGCAATCAAGCTAAAGAGCGTATTGGTGGTGGCTTAGTCGATGCCCTTGCCGCTTTCTCCGGAGAAAAAGGCGGAGCAGGCGCAGCTAAAACTATTGAAAATTTATCTATTAAATTAACTGAAGCAATTAAAGGTTTCGGTTATCTTGTTAGTGAAGTTAAGATCGCGCAACCTATTTTAATTACTGCCGGAGCTTTAATCTTCGCTGCATGGTCTCCATGGTTAGCAGGTATCGCAGCAGCAGCATTAGCCATTGGTGCAATCGGTAATGCTTTAAGAAATAGAAGACCACAAACACCTACAAACACAGGCCCGTTGTTCTTTCCTGGTTCTGGCGATGGTGGCTATGCAGAACGAGAAGCAGCTCGCAAAAAAGCAGAAGCAGATGCAGCTAAGCGAGCAAAGGTACTAGCAGACTTAACCAAGAAAAATGTCAAGGCTTCTCAGGATCAGTTAAAGATCGCAAAAGCCAAGGCAATCTTTGACATCCAGAAGATCCAGATTGAAGCAGCTCTAAAGGGCAAGATCAGCGAAGAAGAAAGAATTCGCTTGATGTTGCTGAAAGCGATTCAAGAAGAAAACATTGATGACATTGAAAAGTACACCAAGATGCTCAACGCTGTTCAAGGCAAGGTAGAGGCACTTCAAGAAACCTTGGCTGAGGTTTACGCCATGGATGCAGGCAATCCTTTTATCTCATGGGAGATTGGCCTTGATGGCGTTCAGCGCGCAATCATTGAGATCAATGAGCAATCAATCGCTTTAACTGACAGTATTGCTCAAAATTCATTGGCCATGGGTCTACTGGGTGGAGCTAATTTCGCTGATGCTTTGCGAGGTGCTAACTATGCAGCCCAAGCTGCTGAATGGGCAAAAAGGTTTGGAATCGTTCCAAATCCAATCATTCCACCCACACCAGTTATACCACCGAATCCAACCATTCCAACAAACCCAACAAACCCAACTACAGTTGTAGAAGTCGTAGTGCAAGGCACAGTTATTTCACAACAGGAATTGCAACAGGCTATCGTAGATGCAGTTAATAACTCAGGGCTTACAGGCAATCAGCTAATTACTGGAGTGCCGGAACGACAAGTGGCTATCTAATGGCTTTACCTGCAACCATCGGAGTAACCATCAATTTTAGTGATGGCCCTACTTACGGCTATCCTTTTACTATTGGCGATCCTGTCAAAGGTATTCTTGGTGTTTCAGAGCTAGCAGGTTCTAACGCAGCTGCATTGATTATCGATTACTCAGCACAGACTACACAGGTTGCAATTAGACGTGGTCGTGACTTGATGACTGATACCTATAATGCTGGCACGGCATCGGTTAAGATCCTAGATCCTAATGGTGACTTTAACCCACAAAATACAAGTTCCCCGATTTATGGCTATCTAAAGCCTTTGCGCAAAATCCAAATTACTGCTACCTATTCGGGTACTTCTTACTATTTATTTTCAGGGTATACATCTGAGTACCGATACACCTACCCAACAGGCCAGGAAATTGGCTATGTAACTATCGCGTCCTACGATGCTTTTAAGATCTTTAACCTTGCTGCTATCTCAACTGTCACGGATGCAAGCACAGACCAAGACACAGGCACTCGTATCAATCGCATTCTTTCAGAGCTTTCATGGCCTAACTCAATGCGTAACATCGACACAGGTGACACGATCTGTTCAGCCGATTCTGGTCAATCCCGTGTGGCTTTAGCCGCTATTCGATCTGCTGAATTTAGCGAGCTGGGTGCGTTCTACATGAGCCCAGATGGCAATGCAGTATTCAAGAGCCGATCTAGCACTATTGAAACCCTTGACGATACGCCTACAGTCTTTAATCAAACAGGCGGTATTCCTTACGCTAACATCAAGTTTGCCTTTGATGACAAGCTGATAATCAATCAAGCCAACATCCAACGCTATGGAAGCAGCAATGTGCAAAGCCATACAGATGCAGCCAGCGTGGATACCTACTTCCTACACAGCACTAGCGCACAAAACCTGCCTATCGCCACAGACGAGGAAGCCATGAATCTGGCTACTACCTATGTAAACAGTCGCAAGGACACCACGATCCGCATCGACTCCATGACCCTTGACCTATCTACTCCAGACTATGCAGCAGGGGTTACAGCAGCTCTTAGTCTTGACTACTTTAGCAATGTCACAATCTCTAACATTCAGCCAAATGGCGATACAATTACTAAGACCATACAGGTTCAGGGTGTAGCCCACGACATCCAGCCTAATAAATGGTTTACGACTTTCACCACGATGGAGCCAATAACCGATGGTTTCATCATTGGCAACTCAGAGTTCGGTATACTAGGCGTATCTCGTCTAGCATGGTAAAGGAGAAATAAATGGCAACAGGATTTCCAGCAGCAACAGGAGATGTCTTATCAGCGGCTATGTTTAATGGCTTGGTGGCCTTTACTCTCAATAGCCAATCAGGTGCAACATACACACTAGCTGCTACAGATCAGTATCAGGTATTGATACTTACTAGTAATGCATCAACAAAAACTGTAAGCATCCCAACCGATGCAACTTACAATTTTCCAGTAGGAACAGCAATTACTGTCTTAAACACCGGTGCCGGCTTATTGACTATCAATGCCGTTACATCTGGCACAACGACTGTAACAAGTGCCGGAGCGACTTCTGCTGCACCAACAGTTGCACAGCACAAAACAGCAGTAGCGATCAAAACAGCTGCAAATGCATGGACAGTTGTGGGAGCCGTTGCATAATGATTACCAATGTTTTAGCAGGGCAAATGGGTGCGCCATTACCTGTAGTCGTTGATCTTAGCTGTTTAGTAGTCGCAGGCGGCGGTGGCGGAGCAGGCGGAAACGGCGGTGGCGGCGGTGGCGGAGCAGGTGGTTTCAGAACGCAAACTTCAACACTTGACATAAGCACTTTGTACACAGTAACAGTTGGAGCAGGTGGAGCTGCTGGTACTGCTCGCGCTTATGGCACATCTGGCAATAATTCAATTTTCAATACTTTGACATCAACAGGTGGCGGCGGCGGCGGTTATTTTAGAGCTGGTACCGATGGCGGTGGTCTAAATGGTATTTCAGGTGGTTCAGGCGGCGGCGGTGGTTCATCCACCGGTAGTGGGCCGGTAGGAAGCGGTGGTGCAGCATCTCCATCGGGACAAGGAAATGCAGGCGGTAGTGGTTTTATAGCAGGTTCATCGTACGGCGGTGGTGGTGGTGGCGGAGCTGGGGCTGGCGGTGACAATGCGACAAACAGTAATGGCGGCAATGGTGGTAATGGATCTGCCAATAGTCTTACGGGCTCATCTATTA